CCAGCCCCACTGGGGTTGTTGCGCTGGCTTAGGGGAACGACCGCTTCGGGTCCATCCTCACCAATCATAGCGAGTGTAGGTTTGTTGACAATACCACCTTTAGCAAGCATAGGTATAGACCAACTGCTTAAATCTATACCTACACTACCACCGCCAAGAAATTCGGGGATAGCAACTGAAAAGTTAATACCACTAAAAAGGTCGTTTATAAGACCTATAACTCCGTTTACAGCCCATTTTACCCCATCAACTAAACCTTGACCTATACCCCATAACGCATCACCAGCACCCGTCGCAAGGTTTTTCCAAAAATCAATAGTAAATAAATCGGGAAGAGAAGGTATTGCATCCCACATGCTTGAAAATAAACCTGTAATATAACCCCATGCGGTACTAAATACGCTTATAATCGCAGTACCAACACCAATAAAGGCTGTTACTACAAAACTAATTGCATTTCCTATTGGTGTAAATACATTATCATTTACCCAAGTCCAAGCCGCACGAAGACCATTCATAAATGAAGTACCTATTGCGCTGGCGGTTTCACCTAACCAAGATAAACCATCACCAATTGGCGAAAATACATTAGCATTTATCCAATCCCAAGCCGCACCAAGACCATCCATAAATAAAGTAGCCATAGCGTCGAATAAGTCACCTGCTACTGTTATAGCAAGTGCTATTGGCTTGAAAAAATTATCATCTATGTATAGCCATATTGCATCCCAAATGGCAAGAGCATTTGTTTTAAAATCCTCCCACGATTCTTTAACCCCATCAAACCAATCTTTAAAAGGTTGAATAAAATTATCATTTATCCATGTTCCTATATCTTTGAAAACTTTTCCAGCCGCTTGACCAAAACCGGATATACCCCCCGGTAAACCTCCTATGAATGTTGCCAATGAACCCATTGTTGTTAAGATTGCTGTTACCATTATTCAGCACCTTCCCAATCTAAAAACGAATAATCTAATTTCACCATTTCCCTGTCACCTGCTTTTGCTTGTTGCTTGTTTTGTTTGTTTTGTTTGTTTTGTTCTTCGGTTCCAACCATCGCCCAAACGAGTGATTGCTTGAATAATCGAGGGGGCATTGAGTAAACTTCAAGCAAGGATATTGAGTAGTGTTTAGCAATTGTATAAGCCCAAAGTTCTACTTGAGTTGTTAAATCCTTTTCACTGTCAATTTTATTCTTGCTTAGAAACTTCTGCACCCTCACTTTGTCGGCTTCGTAAACCCCCCCTGCAAAGCCTCCGCCATCTCGTTAGGTTGCGGTAGCACTTTGGAAAGTTGCTCACCGACATAACCCTTGAGTGACAGTAACTCTTCTGTTGTCAAGGAGGGATTAGTTTTTGTGACCCAATGGGTAAATGCGAATTTCCAATAACCTTTCAAATTGAGAGATACATCGCCGTTTGATACATTAAACATAGTCTGTGCGGCGGCTTGGATGTCAAGGAATGATATTTCACGAACCCAAACTTCGATGACAGCACTTTCGTCTTCGGGGTCAACCCGAATCGTATGCTTAGTTACATCGTCATTCTTCAATAATAGGCTCTTGTTCATCACTACTTGTTTTTTCATTCATTTCACTTCCATTGGTTACAGCCACCTCTTCGGTGGGGGCATCCGGTGTTTCTTCGGGGGCTACCTCTTCGGTAGGGCCGTCAGTCACTCCTGCGTCGTTTTGTTTGAGTCGAAGTACAAGTTCGGCTTTAGTGCCATAAACAGGCAAGCCTTGTTCTTTACATTGTGTCTTCAATTCAACGACCGTTAGGGAATCGTACTGCTGGATTTCAGCAGGGAATGGTGAAGGTAATTCTTCTTGCACCAATGAGTTAATCTCTTCAACAGGGTTAGCAAGTATGTTAGAAACATGTGCGTGGATAGCATGATTATCCATTAGTTTAATCATATTATCACTAAACTTAACACCGTTTGCTTTGCATATCCATTGAGCATATCCAAGCGCACCGAGGCGATTATATTTTTGAAGTGATTGTTTCATAATCTCACATCAATACTTTGGCACTGCGTCAGTTGCTAAAACCTTGATAGACTTTGGCATAATTTTGAGTGTGGATTTTACTACACCTTTGTCTTCGGGGATTTGAAGTGGTGCTTCGATGATGTAATAATCATCAATCAATATAACCATTTTTTCACCAGTAAGGTTCTTTTCAAATATAATACGGATTTGGTTGGTGGTTGAGTCACCTTCACCATTAACACTAAACTCGGTTCCTGTACGCATTTTATGGTAAAATAACGGGTCATCAACTGCGATTTCCATTGTCATTTCATACGATGTTTGACCTTCAATCATAAGACTTGCGTTTCTTGCACCAGCGAATGGTACTTGGTCGGTAGAAACGGAACTTGCTTGATAGTGTCCGTTGATGGTATGGAATGCTTGCATACCTGTTTGACCTGTCAAACTAAATGACATGACTTGAGCAACTTGCTGTCCGGCCAATGCGATACTACCGTTGTAAAACATAAACGGTTTCTGTGTACCCAATGCAATGCCGGACTCAATACGCTTTTGTGCTGTATGAGCAGTGTCATCAAACATACGGTGAGAGGCATATCGTGAATTAGTTCCTTCTAAACGACCAGTATCAGTGTAACAAAGAGCCGCATTGAAGTTTACCGACAGTTTTAGTGCCGCATCATTGTCTGTACTCATAGTCCAATCTGTAACTTTACAGCCACGGAATACACGAGTCAACTCTTTTGTATCTCCGACTCCACCATCTATGGTTGATTCATCAGTGTCCATATCTCGTCGGCGTTGAGATACTTCAAGAGCAAATGAAGGTTGAGAACTGCGAGAGAAAAGAAGTCGAGTAACTGGATTTGTAATTACACCCGCTGATGTTACTATAACGGGTTTAGAACCGGTAGTGTCGGGGTCACGAAGTTTTACATCTGTATCAACCAAGTGTGGGTAAGCCAAAGGTTCATCCAAATATACTCTAAAATCACTTGCGTGTTGGGATATTCCGATAACACGGCGCACTTCGTGTGGTTTAGCGTTATCAAACAAAAAATCAGTCATATTTCCCGCCCATGCTGATGATGAGTCTGCATCGGGTTCATGGTCGCTTACAATAGGAACGAGGGGTGCATCATCACGAATCTCCAAGTAATCTCCAACTGCTATTGCAACACTTGATTGTAAAGTTGTAGCATCTAAATCAAGGTATGATTGACCTGCGAGTGATGCATTGGCAAGTTGAGTAGTTTGACTACCGGTATCGGGTGAGTTAATCAATTCATTTCCAAGACAGTATTTGAGCCAACGAGCAGAATGCATAGCGACTTCAAATGAGCCGCCTTCATTGGTAATTTTACCGGGAACTTGAACAGCCGCATCACGGCCAAGTCCTACAACATGAAATCGCTTAAGGTCTATTTTGGTTTCCGGTAGGGTGATAGCCGAAGCAATACCCAAGAACTGGTCTGTTTTGACTCTTTCATTCGCTGTTGTGTGTGTCATTGCTACATCCATTGGCGGAGTTTTGTAAGGTAGGATTTCAAATGTATTACCCGGACCCATAGTTTCCATTGCTGGTGTAAGCATTGCGGGGGTAATTTTTAATTTTATACCATCATTTTCAACAATAGTAAAAATACGCCCATTACTGGCTAAGTCAGTTAGTAAAACATCATCAGCATTTTGGTCGCTATGCCCTTCGGTCCAAACCAGTTGAGAGCCAACCAACATATTTTTTGGGTATTTTAATTTATGGTCGCTATCAAATAATGTTGTATTAACTTGTGCTTTAAATTGTAATTCTGTAATATTATTTGCCGCCGCAATGACCTTTATTCCGACATCACATGTACCGTCAGTAGCCGGACCGACTCGAATTATCATACCTGTTTCCGGTGCAAAAGATACTTCTGCTAAATCTCCCTTATACACTGTACTTGGCATGTTAATCAACTCATGGTATTGCTTCTGCGAGAATTACTACTTCTATTTGGAATGTCATTCGGAATAATTGTTTACTGCGGTCGGAAAGGTCGGTGCGAGTTTTGAAAACTAAACGGTCAAAACTTACTCCATCTCCCTTTCTTTTGCTGTGAACAACCCTCCGCACTTCGTTCTCAAGTGATTGCAGATGCTTCCTACCCTTAATTGTTCGCATGTCAACAGTGATATTTATACGGGATGTTACGAAATCATAAAACAATTCCGGTGCTTCTTCGTTGTGTGCTGTCTCATAACATAACACATAATCATGCCGTTGAAGGTCAAGACGCTTACCTCTTTCCGGTGAAGTGTCTGCAATATCAAGCACTATAGGGCGGATATTGGATGTATTAGCCCTATTCCATTCAGTTTGAAACAGCCCTATAACGACATCAAGTGATTCAGTCCATGTTGCGACCATCAAATACCACCTTCAACTTTTTCACTAAGTGCTTTATAATTTAAAGGAATAATAAAACCACCTTTATATTCAAGGTTATTTTCCGCTATTTTAGGATTCTGCCGTAACATTGCATCATCAGTGGCTTTCAAAAGTTTCTCCATTTCTTTTTCACTTGCTTGTTTTTTACTTGAAGTGTTAAAGTAATCACTCTCTCTTTTTTGTAACCCTTGAGCAGTAGCCTCTATTTGCATCATTCGTTCTCGGAAATCTTTGGGATTTTGAGTAAACTCTTCACGCATTTGTTCTTGAAAAAACCTATCTTTAAGATACATTTCAATAATACCAGCGTGAAGTTCATTTCCGCCTTTTTTGGAATCACGGTTAATACTCACTCAAAGACCACCATTTCAACATACTTTGGTAGGGTTCGGTCAATTTCGGCTTGGTAGAGTTGCACCTTGCTTGCAAGGTCAATGTTCTGTGTTCCTTCGGGGATAAGCACTGAACGGTCATCGGACATAAGTAATTCAATTGCTACCATCTTAGTGCAGACATCTTCAATTGCTTTTTCTAAATATCTTTCACCGTAAATGTAACTGGTTTTGATTGCATTCCATTCAAAGAACGGATAGGAGTTGTTGAAGTAAATAATACCCATTTCAAAGTCACACCACCAGTCACGGAGTCGGCCACTGTCACCACTACCACTACCGCCCTGTAGGTCAACTACGAGTGATTGTTGAGTGATTGTGCCAGTAATAGCATCTAAAGCACCGGTAACTGCTGTACATCCTGTAAACGATGTAGCAGTTTTACCTGTATATCCGAATACATCACCGCTTGCATCTATGGCTACACCAGCATTTACAAAGTCTGTAGTGGATGCAACATTGATTGTAGTCGCAGAAACATTGGCATCATAACTACTAAAAGTAGTAGTAGCCGAAGTTGTTTGGTCTATTTCAATATCCGAAGTTGTAGTAACAATGCTACATACTTCACCACTTTTTACACCCCTCATACTTGTAACCTTAACAACACCAGTGCCGTAATCAGCATTTGCCGTAGCATAAAACTCGTTATGAATAGCAACATTTGAAGTTGAGCCTTCTAAAGTAAAAGCAGGTACAAACTCTACAGCCGCTTTGCTTACACGGTCTTCTTTGTTTATGAGGTCAGCAAAGTTTTGAGCAACAGCGGTGGCATCAAAGTCATCACGCCACTGTCCTGTACCTGTTCCTTGAGTAAGAGTGGCTACGCTACCATTACCGGGTGACATGTAGATGCTTGCCGAAGCAAGGTCGGAGACATCATTAAAGTTGATACGGGCTTCTGCCGCACCAATTTCACGGTAATCAGCGCCTTGCCATAATTCAAGGCGAAGGATTTGTTGAATATTCCTAAAAAGCAGGGGTGCAGTGCCGACATAATCAGTATAGTATCGTCGTCGGTATGGTTTGTAGGTATCGAAATTGATATACTCGGCTGAAACCAAATAAGGTCGCCAAGCGTTGCGAGTAAGATTGTCTATGCGGTCTTGCATTTTGAGAATAACATGGTCCACTTTGTCTTTTGTCATACCACGAGTACGACCATTACTAAACGATGCTTGATTTTGCACATAGGTGTTGTCAGTGGCTTCATAAGTAGCCGCCGTAATACTACCAGTAAAAGCCAGTTTTACACCACTGGCTGAACTGGTGATAGCGGTAATAACTTTTTCAAAACCCATAGGGTCAGTATCGGAGTATATCAGTATGGTATCACCCACACTGAATCCTATATTTCGATAGTCGCCACCAGTAACAAACACACCATCAGTTGCACTGTCGGAACTTACAAGAACAGCCTCACTTGGGCCAATGTCGAGTAGGTCAGCGACTTTTTGGGCGGTAGTGTACACAGTTTCGGAGGGGTAGAGAGGCCGAGTTTCCGGCTCACCGGGACTGAATACTATTGGCACACATTACCCTCCCTCACGATTTAAGAATACTCCAAGCATCACGCATAGGAACATCACGAGAGTTCATGATACGGCGCATGTGTTCAGCCTCCTTATCGGGGTTGAACTCTTCTTCGGGCGATTTACCTGCTTGCCATCGTTGCACTTTAGGGTCGCCATCATCTACTTTAGGGTCATCCGGTATATCATCACGGAGTTTACCTTCACTGTCAAACAAATCGGGGGTTTCGGGTTTTTCTTCACCTGCAAACTCACCATCAATAGCGGCTCGCTCACCTTCGACATCGGGTTCGGTAAGCGATTCTTGGAGGGTTTGCCCCTCAAAGGGTAGCCTCTCGCCCATAAACTTGAGTCCATGCTTCTCCGGGTTCTCTACAGCATCCCTCATGAGCATATCACGAGACTGTGTGAATTGTTCACCTTGAACATCGTTACCAGCATCACGGAGAGAAGAAGCGGCTTGCTTATTCGCCCATTGTTGAAGGCGCATTTCTTCACCACCTGCGGTGAGAATTTTCTGTCGGTTTGGCTGTAATGCTTTAATTAAAATCTTCATAGTATCACATCAGTATTGTGGTTCAAAGCCGGGTTGTTCCATCGCCGCCCTACAATGAGGACATGAGTTAGAGGGGTTACGCATACCTGCGGGTGCATCAAAATAACCCCCACAGTTCCTACATTCGTGTCCAACAATTTCGCCTTCACGAGCCTTTAAAATCTTCCACGCTTCATTCATTGCTTTCATAATATCACAGCCTGTTCTTTTCGTCACGGTCGCCTAAGTTGTAGTCCATTGGTTTTTCGCAACTACCACATGAGGCTCTCCATAAAAAATGGAGGAAACCGCAGTGGACACAGCGTGTACCTGCACCAATGTTTAACACATCACCGATATTACGATTTCGGTTGCGTTGTTCCGAAGTAATACCTTTTAGTGGTTCTTCTTCGTTAATTACAGCCGAAGAACCGTAGTCTGTATCTACTTTTACGCCTTGTTTACTTGACCTTACCATATCGCTAAGGTCGAGAGAGCGCATATCAAATCCCATACCTACTCACCTCAAGCGAGTTGGTATGTTACCATGACAAATATATTACCCAAAACCGGGAATACTTCGGTATCAATTACAGAACTTGTACTACTTGAATCTGCAACTGCTTGAATAAGGTCTTCAACAGCCGCCGCCCATGTAGCCGTCGCCCCTACTTCTTTAGGGGAAAAAGGGCCGAAGCACTTTACGCCAACTTTGGTTAGGGAAGCCATCTAAGTCACCCGCCATCAGCGTTGACCGAGAATCCACCAGCGGCCATCTTGAGTATGCGCTGTGCTTGTTGCACCGAGATTACCATTACCGAAAACTACCCTGTTGTTAGTTTCATCAATACTCACTGATAAAGAACCATCAGTCAAGGTAATTGCCCCTCCGTATGGTCCTACTTTGAAAAGTACTGCATCATCGGCTACTGCTTCAAGTACACCTGCACCAATAGTCAAAGCAGTTGCACTTGCAATAGCCGTAATGACTCCAATAATAGTTCCTGTGGAACTGTAAATAGTCTCTCCGACATTGAAGTGAAGGCGCACATCTGCGGTATCAACGACCATTGCTGTGTCGCCAATTGCCATGTTGTCGCCATCATTCAATTGAATAAGTGTGGAGTGCAGACTTGTTACATGTCCACCAGCCGCAAAAACTGTTGAGAGTTGTCCATCAAATGATACATCAGTACCACCATCAGTAAAAGTTCCAGTCAACATGAGCATATCGCCCATTACATGTGTTCGTATATCAGTTGTATTTCCTGCCGCCATGATAAATCATCTCTTGTTATTTCTTTGGAGTTTCTTACTTAACTTAAAGGTTACTCAAATGTTCTTCTACAAGTTTGAGTGCGGCTGTCTTTGTAAGATAGCCACTACCAGTAGATACTTCGTTGTTATTCATCCAATCGAGTATGTCTTTACGACTCCAACCCGTGTCGGGCAAACCGTCATTATCTGCGTCTGTGGTTACTTCCTCTTCACCTTCAATCAAGAAGTGTGATGCAGGGAGTGTGTGTCGCCACTCATTGACCCATTCTTGAGTCACTTGATTGACTTTACCACGAGTCCACACACCAATACCATGTCGCATCGGGCGTTCAAAGAACGGTCCCAAAAAAGTTACCGTAGGCAAGGTTATTCACCTCAACCAAGAACCATGAAGGTGCAAGTAACATTGTCAACTGCGCCTTCTGCGTGGAACTCCAAACAAGGGAGTACGCCATTATTTTTTGTAGGTACAGAACTACCGTTGTCTTTACCAGTGTTGGTAAAGATAACCGAGAGGGTCTTGTCTGCAAGAGGCATAGTAGTTCCAAGAATTGCTACAATCTTTGAAGCACCTGCTGTGATAATTATCGGTGATACTGCCGCATCTTCAAGGTTAAGTTCAACTGTGACCATACGAAGACTTCCACCAGCATTGGTGGTGTTGGTGTTCTTTGCTTTGAATCCATCGAGTGCGCCGGGGTATGAACCTGCCGCCGCACCGCCGTCAAGCCATGCTGTTTCACTTACTGGTGTACCAGTTCTCATGTCTAAGTCAAGAAGGACACTAACTGCTGTAAATTTAGCGTCATCTGCTTTAAACTGTAGGCCGTTAAAAGCCTTGTCTGTTGCGAGCGTTGCATCTGTGGGGTATATTACTACTGTCATAATTTTTCATCTCCATATATTTTTTTTCTCAATCACCATCACTTTAGGTCACGGACTGAACCGTGTCCTCCGAAGAAAGTAGTCCATAGTTCTCCCATAGTTCGGTACATTCCTTCTTGTCCAAGACGGTTGATTGCGAATGGGTCGCCGGTTTCGATACCGGACTCAAAGTATTGCGTAGGAATAGCAGTAGAGAAGTAGAGGTAATCCGTGTCGAGGAAATACATACGGCTCAATGTGTCTGCTTGAACATCCTTAGATGGAATAATTGGCACACCGTTGTAGGTAGCGACGATAAATCCTGCTTCAATACCCGGAACACCCTTAACTCCATTGTAGGTAGGGGTGATACGCTTTTCTTCCATAAATCGTTGTTGCGATTGGAGAAGTTGTTGAAGGCGCATCAAAGTGTCATATCCAGTGAGGATGACCTTTGGATTTCCACCACGAGTCCAGCACTTTTGGAACAAAGAGTCCAAGTGGTCGAGTGACAAAGTTCGGTCAGTACCGGAGTTAGAATCTTCTTCTGCAACGGACCAAGAGTTTGCACTTCGGTCAATTGAGTAGATGTCTTCTGCGGAACCAGCAACGAGGCCAGTAGCGATACGGTCAAGAGACTCAAAATCGTTTCCAGCAACAGTAGCCTTGTCAACAGTGAGCATTTTGTTAATATGTTCTGCGTGATGCTTACCCATTTCTTCTTTGAGGATTGAACGAATGTCGCCCAGTCCATCATCTTTGTCAGCAAGGAACATTGCGGTTTCGCTCATGTCGAATGTGTGAACAATCGTCTTTGGCTTTGCGGCAATGTGTTGGAAAGTAGGCTTGGTAGTGTCCGGTAGGGTTGCGTTTTCTGCAACACCGCCGCCAACAGCAAACGAAGGTCGCTCGGTGATGACTCGCCATCCACTGCGTTCCCACGGTCGCTTTGGTAGAATTGAAAATGCGTTGAACTCTTGGTTCAATTGTGACCAAACTTTGCGACCATAAATCGCTTGGTATGTTCCTGCTGTTGTACTCATCATTGGGCTGTCAGCCTTGAGTAATTCACTACCGGAGTAGGAATATCCCATTGCATTGCCAGCACCGTAAAAGTACCGTTCCATGTCAGTTACGCTTCGTATGTAATCTCTTGCCATCTAATATCACTCCATTATTTTTTTTATTTTTTTCAAGCCCCTCGTGTTACCGATGAGGCGAGATTATGAACTTCATCCCAAGACATGTTGCTCAAGTCTTGAGTGGATGGTACTTCAACATTAGAGAAAGAAGCCGACTTTTGAATAGTCGTTGCCCCTGTAGCCATGTTGTCAATGCGCTCACTAAGTGAGTTAATTGACTTCATAACTTCACTCAATGGTTGACGAGCATCAAATTGTGCTTTTTCAATTTGTTGTTTTGCGATAAGTTGTTCGTTAGCAAAACGACTTGAGAATTGTGATTCAAGGTCGCCACGGAATCCTTGTTCCATTGCGGCGGCTTTGTAAACTTCGTAAGCGGCTTCAACATCGGATGCTGAAACATTGTTTGGGTGAATGTAACCTTTGCTCATTGAAACAGGTCCAAGTGCGCCGGATGGTGTTTTGCCACCGGATGTAGTAACTGCGCTAATAGCACCAGTTGAAGGAGAACCGTTTTCTTGACCTCGGCCACGAACTTGTCCACCAAAGTAATCAGCACCATCAACGGCATCGGGATTATCGAAGCCGCCCATTTGTGATTTTTCTAAGTTATCAAAATGGTTTCGTGCTTCTCCGGTATTAACACCAGCGGATTTGAGGGTGTCTTCCATCCAGTTAAGGTATTCGGCTGTAATTACATCGCTGTATTCACTCTTTTCAAACGGGTTGTCTTTCTTTTCAGTCATCTTTTCATCATCCTTTTTATCATCGTCTTTATCTTTAGCGGCGAATGGGTTTTCCGATTCTTCTTTATCTTCGGAAGAATCTTTCTTTTCATCAATAGCATCTTTGAGTGCGGGAGGTAGTTCTCCTTTTTCCATTGCGTCAAGTCGTGCTTCAAGTCTGTTCATTACATTGTTTAAATCGTTATTTTCTGTCATTGTGGTGTCCTCCTTAAGAATACGAAATTGCGCTTCGGGGTTAATCCCTTTTTCGCAAATCGTAATTTCGTGCAGTTCCATTTTACTTATTTCTTGGTAATCTCCGTGTGTTCCATCGGATTTACGCACTCTCTTGAATGCTTGTCCACCAATGGAAAATCCTTGCAGATTACCCTTACGGATTTCTGCGGCTACTTCACGAGCCTTTTCAATGTCGTTACGAAGTGAAACAACGACAAACATACCAGCATCATCAACTTCGGATTTCCACATCCGACCATTTGAATCTACATAGGAATCAATAACTTCTCCTACTTGAATGTTAGAATGAGCGAGTTGAACATTGCGGAACTTCTCACTCTTCATGAATCCGCCAAAAGCATCCTTTAGTGCTGAACGGGTAATAAGGTCGCCTTGTTTATCCACCAGTTCAACTGATGCATACCCAGCGATAACCATATCGGAACTGCCCTTAATGAGAGCAATGCCGGAGGTAGGTCGCTTTAGGGACAACATTACCCTTCGATTCTTCGTCATGGTATATAGACTGTATCTTTCACACTGAAAGAGTCGGAGTACCATCTTCATCATCTAAAACGATAGACTCGTCTGCATCTGTCTTCATTTCAATGTGTGTGATAGGTTTTTTCTCGTCATCCCCCGAATCTACATCCCTTTCTTGTTCTTCGGGTCTTTTTTTGCCATCGTAGTCGGGTAAATTGCTCTCTTCTGTCAATTTAGTAGGGCCACTTGGCGACTCAACTGGCGTTGCCATGTCTATTCCTAAGCCTCTTGGCCCTGTCCAAGTGAGTTTTTCTTTAGCCAGTAGGTCTAAAGCCCGACTAATTACCTCAAGTGCCTTCTTTGTTGAGGGTTTGAGAAGTCGGTTGTCATCTTTTTCTTCTAATATACCAGCCGATTCATCTTCTTGTTGTTCACGAGTAGGAATTTCTTCTTCATCCATTACATTTGATTTAACAAGGTGGCCTTCAAGCATCAATGGTGCTAATGGATGCCAATATGGATGCAAACTTTCTGCTAATGTAAGTGAATAATTCGATTTTGTTAAGTCACCTAATGCGGCAGAAGGGTTATGTAAGTACCAATGGTCTTCAATTCTTGATACTTGATATGAAACAGTATCAACATCTTTGAGTATTACTTGTAATACACCATCATTGTATTCTAAATCATGTGGAATAAGAATTGGTGCAAATGATTTTGTCATTAAATCAAGAGATTCAGCACTGGCCGCACCTTCACCTTCACCTTCACTTTCAATTTCACGAACTTGAACATTGAATACATCACGGTCTTTTCTGCGTTTCTTTGTAACACCCGTTACAGTTGCTCTTATAATGTCACCAACTTTGAAAGTCCGTTGTTGATTATGGGCTGTTCCTACATCCATGTAAAATTGATTCTTGTAAGTAACAGCACGATTACCTAACGACTCTCCATCAATGATTGGTCCTGCACCTAATTGATATGTGAATGGTCCTTTACCTCTACGGTCAAGAACTATAAAATTAAAGTCACGGCTTTTGCGTAGTAACAACCACTTAGGATGACGACGCTCTCCTTTCATGTAAGTTGACTTATTATCACGCAACAAAACAATTTTATGTTCTTCTTGTAATATCTTTACTGCGTCTTCAAGTCCTTCTTCATCAGTCATTTTTGTATCATGCGGTCCGGGTATAATGACATTTTCGTGACTGTCAAACTGCCCTCTTAGGATTTTCATACGCTCATGCATCAACATTTCTGCTACATTTGTATCATCGTAAGTAATAATATCAATGATGTTTAAATCCTCTTCACCTACTATACCATCAATAACAAAATTATTATCATTCAGTTCAGCAAGACTTTCTTTGAATGCTTTCTTTAATCCTACTTTACGACCATTTTCATCGTAAGTGGTAATTTCATCGTCGTTTTGTACGATAATAACCCGCTTACCATCATACCATTTACTCACTACCCATGAACCACTAAACCCTCGTAAGTGTTCAAGGTCACTTAAATCAAAAATACGATGCATAGGTCTTACAGGAGGAACCCATTTAGCGTCTTCGGATTTTGTCAGCATAACATCGGGATTTAAAAGAGAAGTAATGTAATCACTCATTTCACTTAAGTTAAGAGCAGTAGGGTTTTCTTCTCCTATCACATTAAAAGTTTCTTTATCATAATCTAAAAACGGTGGAGTTGGATTTGGATGAGGTGGCATTGACTCAAGTAGTTGTTTAGTTTCCGGTGTTCCGTGAATTTCTTCTAATGCGCCTTGCCAAGTAGGATGATATAATTGAGGTTCAGTAAATGTACCAATCGTCGGTTGCCCTTGAGCATCAAACTCAAAACCAAACGATGACTGTTGAGGTACAGCAGAAGAATGCACCATATCAGCACCAGTGTGTGTAGGCATGATACCAAAAGAAGAAGGGTTCACTCCACCAATAGGAACCGGGTCTGTGTCAATACCTACTTTTCTTACCGATTCTATTCTTGGTGTCATGTTATCATCATTAACTGCATCAACATCTAAAGATACAATACCATCGAGGCGATTTTTAGTTCTACGGGTGTAGCGTTTTTTATTACCACTACCAGCACCTTCTCGGTTATGCACATCGTTATCACTGGCTGAATAATACGATAAACCATTATTTTCCATATTAGAACCAAATTCTTTTGTATTAAAATGATTTATGGCGTGTCCAACAGTATTATGAATAGGGTGTGTTTTCCAATTTTTATGTCTTGATTGTGCGCTATCAATAGCATGGTGTAAACCGTTTTCTTGATGGTCTTGAGCAAATTGCTCATCTGCATGCGTTCTATGAAGCATAAAGTCATCGTTAAACTTACCACTTGTCATTAACTGTCCTACTGTAGAAACATTCAAAGGAACTTCTCTTGCATTTGACTCATCAATTATTCGCTGTACATGTTGTCTTAAGCGTGATTTTTGTTCGCTGGTTTTACCTTCTAAGCCCATACCTTCTAAGACTTCATCCGGTGTCATGTTACCGTTTAATTCAAAACTGTTATCGAGCATATGACTCATAACATTTCGATGAAACCCTTTTTGTTGTGGTCTAACTTCTTTTGTACTATCTTGCATACGATACACAGACGATTTGATACCGTGAACATCATGGTCTGCATTAGCAATCCATCGTTCAGCATCATGCATCAACCGGTCGTGATTTGCCATAAACTTTACAGGGTCGTTAATATCAAAGTGGCTTGGGTCATGTTCCATCACCATTGGATAAAGTTTTTTTGCGGCTTCAAGTACAGCCTTTCGACTGTTTTTTGCAATATTGTGTGTTACACCTGCATCTTTTTTCCACCAATTACTCGCTTTACCAAGTACGGCTTCTGCTGAACGGTTTTGTATTTTGTTTAATTCAGCCTGTCCTTCATATAATTCTTGACGCATTGCTTCAATCTCTTCGGGTGTATCAGCGTATTGCATTTGTTCCGAAATTTCATTAAGTCTTTCATTCAATTGAGTTTCTTTTTCCATAGCGGGTAACATACTACCAAACTTCAAAGCGGTGTTGATAGTATTTGTAGTAAATACTGTATCTGTAGTGGGTTTTATAGAAGTACGGTTTTCTTGGTTTTTATTTTTAGCCTCTTCACCTTTTCTTTGTCGAAGACTAAACTCAAAACCATTTAACCATGTTTTAAAACCGTCTAAATCTCCTTCATTTAATGCAGAACCCGTTTCTTCTAATCTGTTTTTAATGTCACTATACATAGGGTCGTCTTCTTCTAAATGATTTATGGTGTTATGAATACGAGAAGGTGAGTTAGTACCTCCTTCTTTTGCTATTGCTGTTAAAATACGCATGTTTTTAGCGGTTTCGGGGCTTTGAATATATTCTGCGTGTTTTTTAGCATTTTCAAAATTAACATTCTTTGAACCCCAACCCATGAAATCCATATAGTCTTCATGGTCCACACCAAAACTTACTGGTATCTTACCACTTACTAAATCTTTTATTGATTGAACCGAGTTTTTCTGTGGCTTGTGTGGGTCATTTGTATGGCCCAACATTGTTTTTCGCCAGTGTTGATTTCTTGATTTATTGAGAATAGGAGTGTCCGATGAGTTAGCACCATAAGTTGCTTTAGGTGGCGAAGTTGTAAGTGGATGATGTGATATAAGATGACTCATGTAATCCAATCCGCTGTATTTTTTCTTATCATCGGGAGACATATGACGAAGTGTATATTGCAATTGAGGGTTATATGATGATTTATGCGTTGTCCAGTTATGTTTATCACCGCTGGATAGTTTTGTATAAGTATTAGCGGGTGAAAATATATCTTGTAAAAGTTGGTTGTTTGTATTATAAACAAACTTTTTCTTTGATTTTTTACCTTCGATTACATCTGTATATTCACCTATTGATTTATCTACTTCGGGTCCAAAATGCATACCTAAAGATGCATTGAGGTCATTAGGGTGTAAAACCCCACTATCTTTTAATTCAAATAATGACGATGATGACGGGTATGACATGTCTTTTGGTTTTTCTTTAAATGAAGTTTGAGTGTTTAATGTATTACCAGTAATAGGAGTAGGTTCTTTTTTTCCGGTTAATTGTTGATAGGCTTGCTCGATTTTTTCTTCTTCTGTTAATTTATCTTCATTATGTGCTACACTATGAATAACTTCATTATAAGTAGCCATTGTCAAACCAGCACCACCATACTGTGCAAATGGTTTACTCCAAAACTTTGCAGGTCCAATGGTGTGATTCCCACCTTTACCAAATTGCCAATGTTCGGGTTTTTCTTCATCGGGATGCGGGCCGTGTGGTGACTGTAAATAAGCAATGTCTGTTCGCATTTCTTTTGCTCTACCGTTTAAAGTGCCACGCTCTTTAGCCTCACTCTCCATTTCTTCAATGTGATGAAGTGGGATAATAGGTGCATCCATTTCTCCATATATCGGGTGTTGTGAAAGCGGTTTTCTTGTTTTTGGGTCATATCCAGCAAGAAATAATACATCTTCTATCGGCATACGAGCCAATTCGGGATTGGTAATTTTTCTTTTTTTGTAGTGATTACGAGTACCTTTTTCTAAATCTTTTAATGAGTATTCATCTTCAACTTTTTTACTATCTAATCCGAGTCTTGGTAAGATATTAAACTCATTACCTACACCCTCTTCAATTCCATGACGGTCGTGAATTGCTTCAATAATATAGTCGGACATAGGTTTATCTCCTATATCATAGGAATGAACCCCTTTTCCAATTGCTGATTGATTAAAAGGGTTGCCCTCTTTTCTGTAATCTGTTTCATTTGACTCTTGACGCAAATGACTTCTTGGGCCGTTATGCCCTGCTTCTCTTACCGCCCAATTCATTTCCGGTGTACGACGCATAAGATTATTCCAAGCCAATCGAGCCGAAGGTATATGTTCACCATTAGGGAGTTTAATTGCATCATGGTCATCAACACCTTTTTCAGTTATATGACGCATAACAGCGGTGCGTTCTTCGGGATTTAACCATTCAAGACCAAGATGGTAGCCTTCTTGACCTAATCCTACAGCGTGGTTATCACCGTTTTCATCGGCAACATACCCGCCACTTTGCCATTGTTTGGCTCTTTGATTAAAATGGTCCACTTTTAAACGGTTTTCTGTTTCTTCAACTGAACGCCCTTCACTGATATATTTATCTTTTAATTCAGTGTTAAGTTTACTCCATCGCCGGTAGTCTCGATTGTATAAATCAAATTGATGTCTGTATTCGGATTTATTTGTTCTTAATGAGCCTAAGATTTTTTTGTTGTTAAAACCTGTAAGTAATGGACTTTTCTTTTTTTCTAAGTGAGCGTGAAACTTCTGTTCCATTTCTTTTTCTTTTTCAGCATGACCGCCAAAAATATGACTTCGTAACATTTCTACATAACCAGCATTACCAGTTTCAGCATCCATTTTTAAAAGAGGGTGCATACCATGATGAAAAGGAAAATTATGTTCTTTGTAAGGATGTGACGCAGTAGGAGTGTATCGAGGCCAAACTGCGTGTGATTCGTGCAATCCGTCAGCACCGGATAACTGGTTTTTCCATACATGGTTTGTTGGCTCTCCATGAGTATGATGGTGTGCAAGAAGGAAACCCGGACCTTCTTTGTATTTTTTATCATCATCAAGCGTTATTTCATCTTTTTTTTCGCTTGCTTTTTGAATAGTTTCAGCCGTATATTTTAATGACTTAAGTAAATTATCAGTGGGGGCTTTTTCTAAAGACTCCCAAGCAATAATATATTCAGCGGCATTAAACTCTAAATCATTACCATCTTCTAAAGACAGTAAGAAATCATCCTTAGCGATATTGAATTGTTCAGCAACCATACCTACACCGCCTCATGATAGCGGTGTAAACTGTGGACAAGCAAAAACATCCATACCATCATTTAATTTGCAACCTTCACGGATGTTTCCACCACATGTTTGACAAGCAATTGGTGAACCGCTTTCAGCCGATTCCCGCATTGATGCTTTAGGATTTGCTTTTTTGATGGCTATTTTTGACATGTTACCACATCAATACTTTCTTTCAGTTCCGCCTTCTGCATCTTCTCGTTCAGCACCAGTTCCGGCGTGTGGATTCATACGACCGCCGAGTTTACCTAAGTCAACTTTCTTGTCATGCTTATCTCGCTTTGGTTTACCATCTTCGTATTCAATGGTATTACCGTTGGTAGTATAGTAAGCGGTTTTTGTTTGTCCACCGGATTCAGTAACCATGTGAGGGTTGACATCAGTAATTTTTTCTTTAGGGATAGGTGTCGGGTTAGCCATTGGGTCGCCCTTTTCCATTTTTCCACCACAGCCCATCTTCATGCAACCCATTTTGTTCATCTTAGAACCACACTTAGGACAGTCTTTACAATTACAATCACCTTTACAATCGCACTTTGCTTTCTCAATTGTATTTAATCGAGTGTTAAACATATACGCTTTCTCAAGCATCTGTGTCACTTCGTAACTGTTTTCTTCAAATCTTGGCTTCATAATTATACCTCATTTACTTTTGCTGTCTGTGCAAGTTCGTGAATATCATCCCACGACATATTATGGAATGCTTCGTTTGTTTGAGGTACAGAAGACCTCTCACCTTTCATTATTGAGCCGTCATTCATATCATTTCGGAAAGCATCATTCATGACATTTTCCGTAAGAGGTGTAGTGGCTTTTACCAAGCCCATTTTCTTTAGCATAATACTTGGATTTGATACCATCTTACGAAGGCGTACATTTTCTTGTTTAAGTGATTCAAGGTCGTTATCCATGTTTTCCATTTTAGTAATCAATACTCCCATTAACCGTTCCGCATCCGATTGTTCAGTCATATCTAATCACCTCATTGTTGGTAGCGGCCAAATGTGCCACTTACACGAGTATAGTTTGAGTTTTTAACACCAGTGCTTACAGTGCCGGAGAGTCGTTGTCCTTGTAGGGATTGAGCCGATGCTGGTCGGTCTTCAAACTTCATAACAGGTACGCCACCAGCGTAAATATCATTTGGTCCTTGAGTTAAAACGCTTTCGGATTTAGTAATAGCCGCAGACAAATCTTCGGAAAGAAAGTCTGCTACCTTACGCACTTCATTCAAATGTTGCTTTGCCAAGTTAGCATTACCGCTTGTTAGCGCAGTAATAAATGCCTTTTGGTGTTCTTCCATCTTTCTCGCCATTGGGTCCATTTTAATTAAATCCATATTCAGCCCTACCTTATCCCATGTTGTTGCTCTTTAAGAGTCTTTATGCACCCTTGAAGTTTCTTGCATTCATAAGAGCATTACTATTTTGCTGTCCAATAGAGGGTGGTGGGCCTCTTTGTTGAACACTTGTTACTGGGGAACCGCTACCAGCCGATGTGCGGCGTTGCGGTGCGGCTGGCCCTCTATCACGAAGTCCCATGCCTTGACCTCCGGGTTGCGGAGGGGGCATTGGCATTCCACCTTGCGGCATACCCGGAGGCATACCTCTCATTGGCATTCCACCCATTGGCATTCCACCCATAGGCATTCCACCCGGAGGTGGCATACCGCCACCCATTGGAGGTGGTGCGCCGCCCGGAGGTGGTGCGCCGCCCGGAGGTGGTGCGCCGCCCGGAGGGGCGGCAGGTTGAGGTGGAGGCTTACGATAGACAAATCGAATATCACTACTGGATTCACCGTCAATTAAATCTGCTACAAAGCCAAGTGCTGTCATACGCTGTGCAACATTTAATTCTTGTTCATCACGGCGTAGTCGAGTGATTTCATCTTCTTCTTCATTTGGATAAAGAGTAAGTTTCCAATCGTGAACGCCCATTTGTTTGAGCATTTTAGGGAACAAAACATCGGTATAGATTTTTTGTCCAAACTCAACAGCACGATTTGTAACAAGGATTTGCATACCTTCATTACTTAATCCACCGGATTTACCACTGTCAACCATGAATACACTTGATACACCGAAGTAAGCGGCTATACGATTGCGTATTTCATCCCGAACAGCGGTGTACTGCATTTCTTCTAAGGTGTCCATAAACTTAATCCAGTTTACACCACCACGGCCTGTTTGACTTTCAATACCGACTTTCGGAATATAGTGAGGGTCCCGTTCCATTTTCTCATCAACTGATTTCCAAAACGATTTCATTGACTCAAGGTTATCAGTAGTTACCGAAATAATACCTTTTGGCATTCTTCGCTTTTGATATGCAGTGTACATGTAATTGTCCATTGCTGTGAGAGTCATGGCTTGTCGCCACATGGTGTTGACAGGTGAACGGCCATACAATTTTGTTGGATTGTATTTACTTAAGTGGAGGACTTCACCTTCAATGAAGTATTGTGTTTTACCGCTACCAGCCATATTAACATAATGAACATCAAACAAATCCATACCACATGTTTCACAAGTATCGTCTTCTGCGTGAGTCTTTACTTGGTCACGATGAATACGACACACCTTATATCGCCCACCACGAACACCACGCTTATCAGCAACAATACGCATAAAGATAGGGTCGCCACGAATCATTTCTTTAACACGGAAAAAAGCAACTTCTTTTGATTCCGGGTCAATATAGTATTCTTTGACTAAAATTAAAAACGCATCATCAACGATGTTAAGGTCGTTTTCAACTTCATTAAGAAGGTGAATAAATTGTTGGTCCATGCTATTGTTTTGTTCTAACAACCATTTTACATATGTTAATTCTTGATGGTCGGGTTCACGAACTGGTCCTTGACATACACTGCAAACTTCAACATCGTGTTGAAATTCTTCGCTACATTCTGTGCATTTTTTATGAAACTTCTTCTCAAAGAAATGCCCTCTTCGGAACATCTCTTGACGGATTTTTGAAAGAACAGTGCGGAGAATCAAACATTCTGTACTTACTGCATAAAGCGCAGGTATGGTAATACCTTGCGCCATTACTGGTTCTTGAATACCACTTGTCCAAAGTGGCATAGTTGGAGTTGGCGACTCCTTTCGCTTGAATGGTTTTCCAAGTGTAGTGATAAATCGGCTAATTCTACTGTTATCGTCTGCCATCAAAGTCCCTCCGCATATCCACCTATGGTATCAGCATCCAATCCCCACTTAGACAAGAGGTTATCGGCTTTCTTTTTATCATCTTTCCAATTATTGAAAGTGACAAGTTTATGTAATTCGTCTTTTCTTAATTTATCTTTAGTGTCAATAAAAGTTAAAACAGCCTTTGCCTGTAGCGATTTCATTTTTAAATGTGGTAAGATACCTTTGAGTAATTGGCGTAAATCATCCTTTGATTGAAAAACAAGGCGGTGAAGACTCCGATTACTATTTTTATGTATTTTTTGATTAAGCACTAATCGGCCACATCCTAACGATTTATGTAGATTTTCGCAGTGGTCTTTACCTCTATCACCTGTTGCAACAAATGTTGCTCTTGGTTCACCTCTTTCACTGATAAAAATACTCCCGTCAGCGTCAAGGAAACCTGCGGCATACGCCCAAATGTCTTTGATAATCAAACCGTGTGTTCCCATCTTAACAAAAAGACCACGACTGTGCGCTCGATAAATGTCTAATTCTTCTCCGTACATTTTGATAAGCATACCAACTTTACTTGGTGTGATTGATTTATGTAAAACCCCAACACCACGCCGAACAATTTCACGACTACTTAATTCACCGTCAATTTCTAATTGCTTTGAAATATATTCAAGGGTGTTTTTATCATCTTTTGAAATTGAGTCAATTTGATGTAGAGTACCACGCCACATTTTTTGAGCATCTTTACGCATTTGCATAGCGTCAACCCAATTTTCTTGTTCAGCGGTTCCCCAGTTATCAAGGTCATTTAACATTGAAAGAACAGAAGTTGCTTTCAAAAACATTTGACACGCCTGTTGAAGTCCTGTCTTTCTTGTTTCGCCAAACTTTCGCAGTGATTTTAATGAACGGTCGGTTAAACCCATGTAACGAATACTTTCTTGCAAACCATCACTCCATGATAGATTGTTAATAGTAGCCTCAACTTCCATCGCTTTAATAGTTCTTACATCATTGATGATGTCGTCAATCATATTACGATTGCTTTTGTCATTACGCCGCATCTTTCGACACATACGAATAATTGAATTAGCATCTTTACCATATGTAGATTCAAGCCAACCATCGCCGTTTTTAGCAAAACCGTATGATTTTATTTCATCATTCAAAAAAAGCGTTGAGTCTTTTTTAATTGGTACGCTTTGGTGAATATAATTTGGATGTTGAGTAAGGCTGTTGTAAACGCTTTTGGTGAAATCGTCACCTACAATAGCAGGTGCATCATACACATCTCCGACAATCGCACTACCCCACATATTGACTACCTCATTGTCCTATCATTTAGTCCTTACCACCAAAACGCTCTTGACAATTGTAGGTTTTCCGCCTACTCCTTGTTTCTTTGCTCGTTTTCTTTTGGTGGCGGCTTGCTTTTGTCCTGTTGACATTGAGCCGCTGGTTTTGGGAGTTTTATTGCTTACTTTTATGCTGGGTCTGCACTTTGGATAACCCTTGCTTGATTTACTTGCTTTAGAACGGCCACATGGAGGATGCTTGCCGTCTTTGTTTTTGCGTGATACATCTACCCACTTTTCTTTGAACCATCGGTTCAAGTCTTTTACGATAAGAACATCGTAGCAGGTACATTGAGTCATTCAAAGTACACCGACCATTTTCTTAATGTCTTTTTGTTTGTCAATAAGAGCGTAGCAAGGACACTTCGGAGAAGAAGCCGAGCATTGGTTTCCTTCAATCATACAGACGCATGGTGTTTTTTTAGTGCCACCGCAACAGCAAGAAGGTTTCTTAAGTTTCATTTTTTCTTCCCCTTTTTCTTAAACTTACCTTTGCAGTATTGTACAGCCCATCCATTGGCATAGGCTGATGGGTAAACATCAAACTTCTTTTTTGCGGCGGCTTTACCGGCAGGGCATAGTTTCTTTTCTAAAAAATCAAAAGCACTATCCATGCCTACACAGTGACCGCAATTGCAACTCATATCATTCACCAGTATTTTGTTGAGGTGCTGGTGGCACTGAACTCATTAACTCTTGGTCCAAATGACCGCATTTTTCGCAAAGCCCTAAGTAATGATAATACGGTTCATTACACTTTGAGCAATTGATATTTTCATTACTTAGTACATAAGGTGAATTACCTTTACCGTAATCATATTGTCTTTCTTCTTTTAAAAATTGCCAAGCATCATCCATTTTCTTTTTATCATCGGGGTCAGCGGTATGTTCCGGCGACTTAGGCGGCTTACCACCAAGTGCGATTACAACAACCATGCCTTTCTTTTTCTTTTTATCGTCTTCTTTCATGGTACTAACCATC